TGCCTCACTTGCCGAAAGTGTAGAGTTTGAAAGTGAAGAAACTTATCGTGAAAAACTGGAGACACTGAAGGAATCGTATTTCGCTTCCAAACCACAGACTCCACAAGCAAAGACTGAAACCCTTTCCGAGGGTGTTGATTCTGCAGGATCCGAATCTTATTCCGATTCAATGGCAGCATACATGAAAACCCTGGGATCTTTTGGTCTCGGCAACTCCTGAATTTAATATTAATTCAAACGTAAACATCCACTATTAGGTAAAAAGCAAATGTTCCAATCCGAACAGTTGCAGGAAAAGTGGGCACCTCTTCTTAACCACGAAGGTTGCGAGAAAATCTCTGACAATCATAGAAGAGCTGTTACAGCTGTCCTGCTCGAAAACCAAGAAAAGTTTTTAAAAGAGCAATCCGCATTTGAGCACGGCGGAATGCTGACCGAAGGACCCAACATGTCTGTTGGTTCTGATGGTTATCAAGGTGGTCATACCGGCAACACCGCTGCTGGTTTTGATCCCGTTCTGATCTCCTTGATCAGACGCTCCATGCCTAACTTGGTCGCTTATGACCTCGCAGGCGTTCAGCCTATGTCTGGACCTACTGGACTCATCTTCGCGATGCGTTCCAAGTACACCAACCAGTCTGGCACAGAAGCATTCTTCGACGAAGCAGATACAGCATTCTCTGGTCAGGATTCCGACTTCAACAACACCAACGGCATGACTGGTGCTGCTGTTGGTATGGGTTCAACTTCACAATCTGGTAGTAACCCTGGTCTCCTGAACCCAACCGCAAGTGCTTCTGAAGAAGCATACAGCGTTGGTCAGGGTATGCGTACCGACGAGGCAGAAAAACTGGGTGATGGCACCGAAGGTGAATTCAACCAGATGGCTTTCTCGATCGAGAAGGTCACCGTTACTGCTAAGTCTAGAGCACTCAAAGCAGAGTACTCCCTGGAACTGGCACAGGACCTTAAGGCAATCCACGGTCTGAATGCTGAAGCGGAATTGGCAAACATTCTCTCCACAGAGATTCTTGCTGAAATCAACCGTGAAGTCATCAGAACCATCTACAAGACTGCTGAGCAAGGTGCTGTTAACAACACCGCAACTCCTGGTCAGTTTGACCTCGACGTTGACTCCAACGGTCGCTGGAGTGTTGAGAAGTTCAAGGGTCTTCTGTTCCAAATCGAGCGCGATGCAAACGCAATCGCACAAAGAACTCGTAGAGGGAAGGGCAACATCATCCTCTGCTCCGCAGACGTTGCTTCCGCTCTGACCATGGCAGGCGTACTTGATTACACCCCTGCACTCAACGCTAACCTGAACGTTGACGACACCGGTAACACCTTCGCAGGTGTTCTCCAAGGTAAGTATCGTGTATACATCGATCCTTATTCTGCAAACACCGGCACTGGTACTTCTGACCAGTATTACGTCGTTGGTTATAAGGGTTCTTCTCCTTATGACGCAGGTCTGTTCTATTGCCCCTATGTACCTCTTCAGATGGTACGTGCAGTTGGCGAGAACACCTTCCAGCCCAAAATTGGCTTCAAGACGCGCTACGGCATGGTTGCTAACCCCTTCGCACAGGGCACTGGCCAAGGTCTTGGCGCACTTACCACTAACGCTAACCGCTACTATCGTCGCGTTCGCGTTAAGAACCTCATGTGATTCATACTCACAAGAGTTAAACAGAGGGTCTTCGGACCCTCTTTTTTTATGCTAAATACTTAAAAAACGATGGCATATATAACTCCCATTGAGAATAGGAATTTTTTAGCACCTACAGGGTTTATATTCAGGATTGATAGAATTCCTCAGGTGTCATATTTTTGCAACCAAGCAAACATTCCTTCAATGGATTTAGGAATTGCTATTCAACCATCATATCTTAAGGATGTTCCAGTTCCTGGTGATAAAATTGAATTTGGAGATTTGTCGATAAGATTTCTTATTGATGAAAATTTTGGAAACTATATGGAAATTCAAAAATGGATTCGTGGTTTAGGTTTTCCAGAAAGTTTAAAAGAGTTTAATGATTTTGAATCCCAAGTAACTTTACCTAATAGTATTGATACAATTTTTGATGGGCAAGGTGACAACATTTATTCTGATGGTGTTCTTCAAATTCTAAGTAGTGATAATATTCCCAAGCATCAAGTTAATTTTAAAGATTTATTTCCATATACTTTATCAACTTTGACCTTTGATGCCACTGATACTGATATTGAATACTTTACAGCAGAAGTATCTTTCAAGTATACTAACTATACTGTAACAAATACTAGAGGACAAGATTTATGAGTTTTGATCTTGATTTAATTCAAGATATGTGGGAGAAAGATTCTAAAATAGATCCAGATAACTTACATAATGAATCGTTGGGTATTCCATCTCTCCACGCAAAATATTTTGAAATGTATAATACTATTTTTCTTTTAAGAAAAAAAGCAGAGCAGCAGAGAAAAAATATACGCCATGAACGTTATGAATATTTTAGTGGAAAAGCAGATCCAGACATATACATAGAAAATCCTTTTCCCAAAAAAATCAGAGATAAAGATACAATGCAGAAGTATCTTGACGCTGACGAAAAACTATCTACAATATGTTTAAAGATAGACTATTATGAAACGATGCTTGTTTACATTGAAAGCATCCTTAAACAAATAACTAATAGAACCTATCAAATTAAAAACGCAATAGAGTTTATGCGATTTAACGCAGGATTAGGTTAATGGAATATGATGATCAGTATTACAGTTTAGAATTGCCCATAGAAGCAATTCGTGTAATTCATATAGGAATGTCCCAAGCAGTTACTAAATGGAGCGGTGGTGATCCTGCCGAACAGGAGGATTTAATTGCAATGAGAGATCATTTCTATAGAATTATACTAGAACATTCATTTATGAAGAAGGAATAAATATTCCTAGATGAATGGATTTATGTGATTGATACATCAGCAAATCTTGTTATATCTAAGTCCAACGAAGTATTTTTAAAAATTAATACTGAACCTCATATAGAATACGAACTTAGAGATCACTTTAAGTTTGAGGTTCCTAATGCAAAATTTATGCCACAGTATCGTGGTAGAAATTGGAACGGAGAGATACATCTCTTTGATATGCGTTCCAAACAGATCTATGTTGGTTTGTTAGATAAGATTGTTAATTTTTGCGATCAATACGGATATTCATATAAATTTGAAAATAATAAATTTTATGGAACTCCTTATGAAGAAAATGAGGAGATTTCATATGAGGGTGTCAAGGACTATATGCATTCCATTTGTGCTCATACTCCCAGGAAGTATCAAGTTGAGGGAGTATACGGTGCCCTAAAGCATAATAGAAAACTATTGATATCCCCCACTGCTTCTGGCAAATCTTTGATGATTTACTCTCTTGTAAGATATTACGAGAACCAAGGGCAAAAAGTTCTTTTAGTTGTTCCAACGACATCTCTTGTAGAGCAGATGTACAAGGATTTTGTTGATTATGGTTGGAATGCTGAGTCATATTGTCACCGTATCTATTCTGGTAGGGAGAAGCATAGTGATGCTCCAATAACTATTACTACCTGGCAATCTATCTATAAGTTAGAAAGATCTTGGTTTGAGCAGTTTAATGTTGTAATTGGTGATGAAGCACATTTGTTTAAAAGCAAGTCTCTCATTGCGATTATGACTAAACTTCATCATGCAAAATATAGATTTGGATTTACTGGAACATTAGATGGCACACAGACGCATAAGTGGGTGTTAGAAGGAGTGTTTGGTCCTTCATATAAAGTCACTAAAACCGAAGAATTAATGAGACAAGGGCACCTTTCTCAACTTGATATTCAATGTTTAGTTCTTAAACATCCTCCACGTAAATTTGATATATTTGAAGATGAGATACAATATTTAATTACCCATCAACAAAGAAATAGTTTTATTACTAATCTGGCATTAGATATGAAAGGTAATACTCTTGTGTTGTTTGCAAGAGTAGAAGCACATGGACAGGTTCTTTTCGATAAGATAAATAATCAAAAGAAAGATAACCAAAAAGTATTTTTTATCCACGGTGGAGTTGATACTGAACAGAGAGAGTTGGTAAGAGAAATAACTGAAAGAGAACACAACGCAATCATTGTCGCCTCTTATGGAACTTTTTCTACAGGTATCAATATTAAAAATCTCCATAATGTTATCTTCGCTTCACCCAGTAAATCCAGAATCAGAAATCTTCAAAGCATTGGACGAGTTCTTAGAAAAGGAAAGGGAAAAGTAAAAGCAACTCTATATGATATTGCTGATGATTGTTCAACCACCACCAGAAGAAACTATACTCTAAATCACTTTATAGAAAGAATTAAAATTTATAATGAAGAAAAATTTAATTATGAATTTATTACGATACAACTTAAAGGAGGAATATGATAGAAGAAGATTTTTATGCAACTATTAAATTTAAAAATGGAGAAGAAATCTTTGCTAAAGTAGCAGCCTCTGAAGAGGAAGATAGAACTATGTTAATAGTTTCTAATCCTATTATCGTTAAAGAAATTAAATCTAAAGCAGATACTGTAGTAGGTTATAAAGTAGAACCATGGTTGAAAACTACTTCTGAAGATATGTTTATGGTTAAGTTAACTGATGTTCTTACAATGTCAGAATCATCTGATATTGAAATTATTATGATGTATCAAGATTATGTTAGAAATGGTGATAAACAAGATACAAATGGTTCTTCTAAATTAAATAGGAAAATGGGATATCTTTCTAATGTAAATGATGCAAAAGAGATCCTAGAAAAAATATATAAAAATTCTAATAAAGATCCTAAAGAATCTAAGTAATCTATAGCTGTCTCTTCAAACCCAACAAAGGTATTCTACACATGGTTTAGATACTTGTCAAGTGTTTGTGTTAATGATATAATATATACATATTATGATGAAAACTTATGGTAGGCATTACAATGGCCAAGAGGAAAAGGTCAGAGCATTACGTTAACAACAAAGAATTTCTTGCGGCACTTGTTGATTATCGAAGTGAAGTTGAAAGAACTTTTATTGCCTTATATGGTAGAGAACCCACTAAACAGGATAGGGCACAGAGATGGGATACTAAACCTCCTATTCCACGCTACAT